TCAAAAAACTCAACCTTTTTAGGTGTTATAAATTTATTTGTAGTTGGTTTTTTATCGTTATCACTTTCAGATAATAGATATCCTTTCATAGTAAGGTTAAAATTTGTTCTTACTATTCTTTCCGTATCTCCTATTTCTGTAACATCATCAAAACTATCTATATTAGTTTTAAATCTCATTTTTTGAGAATCACCCCAATAAGCTCCGTCTGCATATGTAAATTTTTCTATCACATGATTCATTTGTTTAATGTAAGATGTCCAAACTGTAAAAGTGTAATTTAAATCAACATAATCAGGAACTGATACATTATAATATTGTCTTTGTGATATTACACCTATTTGAGCATTTAACTTATCATATATGTTTTCCCTAGAATATTTTTTTTCAAACGTATAAAATATATGTGGATTATTTGCATCTAATTTATCTATCGGCATATCTTTGTTCATATCAATCGTATTTCTCTTAAACATTATAATTGGAGTAATTGCTTGTCTTTTTTTGTCTCTTAGAAAACCATCACGTTTTATTGATTTCCACCTTTCCATAGAACCATATACAATTGGAACTTTTATATTTTCACCATTATCTTCTACAGATGGTTGGATTATGTTTTCAACATAATATATGACAGCAGAATCTATATCTTTTAAGGTAACTGTTATATTATTTACCTTATCTTCTTTTTTTCTAGAGTATTGATATCCACGATTTACAACTCTTGTTTTTCGTGGTAATGGTTTCTTAGACATTAAATACTCCTAACTCGTTCAATATTTAAATTTGATATCCTTACCAAGAATGAGTTACATACAACTGAATGATTATAATCAGTCTGACCACCGACTAATTGATTTTCATTCACAGAAGATATTTCCCAATATCCACTATTCCAATTAACAACATCACCTATTTCTATTACATAACTAATATCGACAAGTGATTGTCTTACAAAAGAGAATATAGCGTTCTGTTGTAAATCAGGTCCAAATTCGTCTGTTGTAGTAGTTTGGTCTTCTGCATCTACCACAGCACTAACTTGTACACCTGGCTTATAAACCTTACCACTCGAAGTTTCACCATACATATTAACTTCAGTATCATATACCGATACTTTGTATATGACAACTGGTTGATAAATTATACCATCTTTTTCTGTATATAAATCACCAACAAGTTCTTTATTAAACTTATCAAAGGTATCGATGTCTTTTTGTGAATAAAAACGACTTGGCATTCTATTATCCTATGTATATTGGGTATGGAACTTTTTGTAGTTTTTCTTGTAAAAATTCTGCTTCATCCTTATCAGCTTCTAACAGAGCTTTTCTACTTGTTTGTTCTAACATTTCCCTAAGTTGTGTAATAAGAGTTTCTTTTTCTGCAGATGCTTCTGACCTTAACGTATCTCCATCTAAACTTGTTTCAGCGTTAGGTATTGGTATTGCACCATACTTACTTCTAATCATACCTAACAGTTCTTTACAAAGTGCTAGTCCATATTTTTTTATCCATTGTTTACCAACATCATTTATAAATTTAAATTCCATATTATCATATGGTACGTTTGAAAAATCAGATATTACATTTGTAGTTGCCCCATAATCTGTTTGTAATGGATTATCCCTATCATTAGTAACTACGTAATCAAAATACATTGTACTATCTTCTTCTGGATCTGGGAATATTCGTAATTTATTATTTACAAGTGTAAAGGAATATGCAGACTTTCTTATAGAATCGTTTAATTCAATTGCTTGAACTCTTAACAAGTCTTCAAAAATAGGCATTAACGTAAATGATACAGCTGGAGAATAATTACCAAATCCAAAACCTTCTACCATATTTATAGTACCATATCCTGTAGTTGCATATGGATCGAAGAACCTTTGCATTGCTGGAGTTCCTTCGTAATAAACTCTTTTTATTTCAATAGCATTACCACTTTCTGAAACACTAGCAAATAATGCATTTAAGTCATATTCTTGACTACCACTAGTAACACTTATACTACCCTTTTTCCAATCTACATTTCCACCCACACCAGCTTCTGTACCATATTGTTTAGCTAAACTTACAGTTCTACCTAGTGTTGGTGTTATTTTTTTATGAGTTACATTTGAACCCGTTGCTTGTCCTTGTAAGGTTAATAAATTATCTTTTATATTAAATTGATTTACTTGTGCAGAATATTCTGATATAGATTCTTCATAACAAGCATAAAAAGAACCTGATTGTAGTTCAACAGACATTATTGGATAACCCAATCTTCTAGCAGCCCAATCTGCAAATTTATCTACAGAATGATTACTAGAACCTGAAAACTCTGTATCGCTGTCATAAAATCCATATGGAGTTTGACCTGAAGCGAATGAACTACTACCTGCCCAAATTGGTTCTTGTGCCATTATTATTCTCCTAAAAATTACTATTATTCAATAATAAATATAACGGGCATAAAAAAAGGGGAAGTTAGACTTCCCCTTTTTTATATCGTACCTAAAGTACAGTCTAGTGATTATTAAACAAAGTTTACATCACCAACAATGACTTTACCGTAGAACTCAGGTCTGAC